TATAAAGACATCCCCGTTCTAAAATTGTAAATGACAACGTCAGAAGATGCAAAATATAAAAATTTTGAAGATAACAAGGTTTCCGTCAAAACGATTGTTCTGATAACAAATCTTGTCTTTGACCTGCAAAAATTGTTTGACATTCTTCCCACCACTGATTATGTGGTTGTGCCAAAACGTCGCGGACGCAAGAGAAAGGATGACAGGGTTAATTTAAACGTAAATGTTCCCAAAGGATCGATCATCACCGTTAGATACAAGGGAAAAGTGAAGGGTGTCGAAATTGAGAGAAAAATGCGAACAGAAAAAAACAACGACAAATATTTTCGTAATTCGATCACTGTTGTCATGGTGGTCGACACCGAAAAAATTATAAACTTCAAGGTCAGTAGGAATGGCAAATTTCAGATCACTGGTTGTCGGACAAACCAACACGCTGAGGACTGTTTCATGTTTTTTCAGAAATACATACAAAAATACAAAAACACGACACATACACTGACTGGTGACCTCATCGAGGTCCTCTACATACCGGCGATGAGAAATATCGACTTCAACCTAAATTTTCTGATAGACAGAGAAAAACTCTCGATGTATATCAACATGAACACTGAATATCACGCGATACTCGAATCGTCCATAGGATACACTGGTGTCAACATAAAATTGCCACTTGAGGTTAATGTTTTTGACCTACCGATTAAAAAATGCGTGTGTGACATGGAAAACGACCGATGCGAAAAATTTACCATACCATATCTGGAATACATAAACACACTGACAGAAAAAGAGAGAAGGAAAAAAATTGAGAAGGAACGTCATAACACATTTCTTGTGTTTCACAGTGGAAAGTGTATAATGAGCGGAATGTCAAGTTTTTGTATGAAAAATTCTTATGTCTCTTTCATGGAGGTGATTGACAAATGCAGGGATGTTGTGATGGAAAAGTTGGAGTCAGAGTAAATTCACAGTGTCAAATTTTTTTTATCTTTTTATAAATTAAAGATTCTGATGAAGAGCAAAATTTTTCTGTTGACAATTCTGATACTCGGTATCGTTCTGTATATGTTAAGCACAAAAATCGAAAATTCGAAATGCACAGACGACGCAGTACGTAGTTCGAATAAAGGACTTGTTGTGATTTCTGTTCTATTTATCGCACTTCCAATCGCCGTCATTGGTTGTAAAATGCGCTGTGAAAAAATGAGGCAATCAACGGGAATTTATAGCCAATGCTGCATCTATGCGATGTTTTTCTTGGTTCTAGGAATCGTACTGATTTCTCTCGGCTCCGTGATAATGGGAAAGTCAGGACAGTGCAACGCCAATTCCGTTGATGCGGTGAAGGCAAGTTCAAGGAATGTTATTCTCATTGGTGTTGTTGTCGTTGTCGCATCTTCTGGTTATCTGGGATATTCGTATTTTGCGAAAAAACATGGATATGCGGTGACCACTAGCACATTTGATTTCCCCACCATTTTTTAGACAAATTTGTCGCGATATTTAATTCTCATATGAGAATTAAATTATCAATACGGGAATTAAATTATCTATATTTATGACATTCTTTGTTCAGAATTCCATTTTCCTTGTCGACATTTGTGTATTTTGTGCTGAACGATGTCATGCACGGATACACCGTACTGCACGGCGCCTCAAAACAATGATGTGGGTAATCACATTTGTCACCTGTTTTACCACCATCCCTACAATCATCATCGCGCATACACCACCCAGCCTCACGTTCAGCAACGATGGGTTCACTACTTTTGTATTGTCCGCGAAACCATCTGTAATAAGGAAATTGGTTGTAGTCGGTCAAAACACTTGTCGCTGTCGAAATTGTGGCATAATATGGCACATCTCTGTTTTTGTGCATTTTCAGTACCGCAATGTTGTTCGCATTAATTTCGTTAACAATTTTGTTGTCCATTTATTATCCGCCCCAATTTATTTCAAGAAAAACATACATTTATACATACAACCATGTGTGATTGCCGAAAATTTAAGGTTTTAGCCTTAAATTTTATACTGAAAATTACATTTGCTTACACAAGGAGGATTGCGATGGGAGACTATTGAGCAGTGGCATTGCCGCATCATACGGCATGACAATTTTCACACTGTAACCATTTGGGGGAATGTCATTCTCTGTCATACCTGCCTTGTATAAATATTGTAGCGTTGCTGGATCCGGACATGACTGTTCTGACATACCTGAACAGGTACAAAAACCTTCAGATTTTTTACCCTCCTCTTTCTCCCTCAGAAAAAACACAAGGAGTGCAATTACAAGGAGAACGATAGCCAATAGACACACAGAAAGTTGTTTCTTTGACATTTTATTCTATAAACATCTTTTAATAAAATAAAAGATGTTTACCGACAATCAGAGAAAATGTCTGTCCGATGTTTTTAAGCTAAAACATGACAGTAAAAACATAGACAGAAAAATATACCTGTCCATGAAAAAATTAACAGAGAAAAGTGATGACACAAAAGTGACAGGATCCTTTAAAATCGTTGAGAGAATGGGTGATCCGATAAAATATTTAAATAGTTTTACCGACATAATATATTCCCTTTTGTTCATGGACGCGAATCATGAAAACGCGTGTGTTCCTTTTGCGGATGAACTCAGACGAAAAATGGATATTCTCAAAATTGGTGGCTATGAAAATTTTTTCTCATATTTTGTTAACAGTGGTTTCCTCAATGTTCCGGAATATTTTGTCAATGATTTTGGACAGGGAATGGCAAATGACAAATGTGATTTTATAATTTTCCCTGTATTTTTATTCGAAAAATACGGTGTTTCAGTTACCCATTACAACATGTGCATATACAACAAGAGAGAAAAAAGCCTTGAGCGTTTTGAACCACGTGGTTCACTGTCAATGGGAGAATTTGATTTGGACGAAAAATTGGAACTTTTTTTCAACAAAAAATTTCCCGATGTTGTGGATAAATATTATGCCCCAATCGACATTTGTCCGATTGCTGGATTTCAGAGAATGCAGGTAGACGAAGGTGATGTCATCGAGAATGACCCAGTTGGTTTCTGCCTTGCGTGGTCTGTGTGGTATGTTGATTTGCGTTTATTTAACCCCAAAAAATCACAGAAACAGGTAATAGATTTCGCCCTAAAAGTTTTCAGAGAAAACAATATGGGTCTCACAAAATTTATCAGAACATACAATGATGCATTTCGTGTTTTTGCTAAAAATTTTATGCAGAAGAACATTACCCTTGACATGATAAAAAAATATGGCAACGTGTATATGTACACATTGGAGGGATGTTCTGCATGTGAACAGGCAAAAAAATTTCTGAGAAAAAATATGATATATTTTACCTCAATTTCTGTTGTTGACGACAAATTTAAGATTCCAGATGGCAGGGAAGCCGATTTTACCACTTTTTCACACATTTCAAGAATCACAGGAAAAAGTGACAACACATTTCCGATAATATACATACAAAAGAACATATTCTTGGGTGGATTCTCTGATTTACAGGCGCTTCATGATAGCAAATAAATTTTCCTCGATCAGATAAATGTTTACCGATAATCAGAAAAAATGTTTGGTCAATGTTTTTAGGCGAAAACATTAACAGAAAAATCTACATGTCTCTTCATGTAACAAAAGATGTCTGGTGAAAGAGAAGAAAAGGCATTGACGAGAACTGGGTCGTTTAAAATGGTCGAGAGAACAGAAAACCCGATTAAATTCATTTCCACCCTCGCTGACGGAATTTATTCATTGTTGTTTATAAAGGCAAATAACGAAAACGTGTGTGTGGTTTTCGCCAATGATCTAAGTCAGAGTGTAAACATTTTGGGTCTCACAGGTTTTGACGATTTTGTCAATTTTGATTGGCCCACACAGGAAATGCACATTCCTGACTATTTTTATGAAAAATTTAAGCAGGCCCTCATAACTGACGAGTGCAAATTTATTGTTTTTCCGTTGTTTATAATCAACATAGATGAGAGAGGACAGAACCATTGCAACATGTATATATACGACAAGAAAGAGAAAAGTCTTGAACGTTTTGAACCAAATGGCTCCCTGTTTATGGAGGGATTTTTTGAACCAACTGATTTCATGTCTATGGAAGGATCTGATGATTTTATGCCTGCTGAAAGCCCTAATTTGGACGAGCAATTTTTGCAATACATGGGATATATGTTGCCCGATGTCGTGGACAAATATTACCCCCCTGTGGAATTTTGCCCACAGATTGGGTTTCAACAAATGCAGGTGAATGAGAGAGAAAAAATTGAAGCAGATCCTAAAGGATTTTGTACATCGTGGTCTGTGTGGTATGCAGAATTACGTCTGTCTAATCCTGAAAAATCGCAAAAACAGGTAATAGACTTTGCCCTAAAAACTTTTAAGGAAAACAATGTTGGATTGACAAAATTTATCAGGTCATACTACAACGCCTTTAAAAAATTTGCGCGCGATTATATGAGAAAAAATTTAACCCTCGAAATGATCAGAAAACATGGCATTGTGTCAATTTTTACGTTTGGAGAAGAGATTGGTGGAAAACTCGCAAAGGAGTACATGACGAAACATGGCATCAAGTTTCTCGAATTCAAGGTCGTCGATGATCACACATACAACAAACAACCAGAAAAAACCCGTCACATGTTTATAACACATGCCGACATTGAAAAAATTATGGGAACGACGGATTTTGACTTCCCCATAATACGCATACACAAGCACGTGATATTGGGAGATTTTGAAGACCTAAAAAGTCTCAGAGAAGAATGACGGTAAAAAATCTTTTCTGTTTATAAAGATGAAACTTATCGTAATTGGCCTTGATGTGATTATTTTTTTGATAGTCACAACCATTATCCTTCTCTCGTTTCAAAAATGAGCACTTTAGGTTCAAAATTTAGACCTAAAGTGTAAATTTACACTCAAGGGGTGTAAATTTACATTTCTGAGAAGACATTTAAATACTTTCACCGGCTTTAATAAATGACTGAAAAAGATACCGATTATGACATATTTACTGAAGAGTTCAGAAAAAATAAGGACAAGGATTGGCGGGAATGGCTCGAGTTTGACGCGGTGTTTGATAAACCGACAAAACAGGGATTGGTCGGAACTTTGCGATTGAGGAACAGAAAGGACGTAAAATGTGTCTTCAAAATGTCGCAATTTGTGAATTACCTTGTTCAACTCGAGGGAAAGGTAATGACCAGCCTCAACGAAATCTCTGATTATTGTCCGCATTTTTGCCGCAGCATTGGTCAAATAACGGCAAAAATAAATCCGCGTGTGAACAAGTGTTACCCGTTTGACACAAATTCTAAATACTTGACAGAGAAGGATGTCCTCCTGTGCGAAAACATTGATAGGAGCAGGAAACTTTATAGCTACATCAAAAACAATGGCATCAATGAGAACATCGTCTTTTCTGCCATAAAACAGGTGATGATGGCGTTGTGTATTTCTCAGAAGGTGAAAAAATTTACACATTATGACATGCATTCCTGTAATATTATGATGAAAAAACATGATCCGGACACTGTATTTCTCTACATACTTGATGAGGAAAACCAATTTTGCGTTCCAACATACGGATACTGTCCAATGATCATCGACTTTGGATTTTCTCATGTGTGTGAATTTGACGGAGATTATGCGTGGGCGAGTTTTGGTTTCACCGATGTTGGTTTCACGAGTGACAGGTTTGACAGTATATCTGACATTAAACTTTTTTTGGTAACGGTTTTATCAGAGTTACGAGAAAGGCAAAAGAGTGAAAATATAAAGGTTTTTCGTAACATTGTCAGAAATATTTTTTCCCCTCTGACAATAGATTGGGAAAGTGGGTGGAACAATATCAAGACAAATTCTGCCTCAAATAAGGTGTTGGATTTTCTTGATCCGTTTAACACAACGTCAAAACTTTTTAGAGAAAAAGGGCACTACCTTATTGACATTCTTCAGACATTGATCACACTTCCTCTAAAACCCCGTGATTACACAGACATGTTGGTCGTTTTTGGAGCGTTTTTGAAAGAATGGACTAAAATTGAGGCAGAATTTAAGGACGACGTTTATTGTATGTACATCTTCAAGTGCATGATCGATTCCGCGCGCTCCGTTCGCAACAAATATTCTGATCAAAAACAACGCGACAAGGCTGTTGACGAATTTTCACATAAAATGTATAGCGCGATTATGAGTGTCAGTAAATTCTGTAGTCCAAAACCTGTAAAATATGAGGTTTTATTGTGTTCTCTCTTCATTTTGTCAAAAAATATTGAGGGGATGCTCTACGATATAATGCAAAAATACACAAGGGACAGGGAGAAGGAATATGCAAAAATGCCTCTAAAAACAGTGACAGAGGTGTATGCTGCGATTGAGACAAACATAAAGTCGGAATATAAATTTACCGAGAAAACATCAGTTGTGGCGTTCGATTGTGTGAAAAGAAAAACATTTGTGTTTAAACCGAAACCAGACCAATTAGATATTATAAACGATGTCCTGCCAATTTACAGGGGAACCGTTTTATATGATGTGTACAATGGCAAAGAACCTGACGTGATTATCGAGGATGGAGCAAGCGATGACGACAATGAGCCGGATTAGGCTAAAAATAATTGAAGGAATTTATTCTCATCAGGAGAATAAATTGTCGTAAAACATTATTTAAAAAAGTGTCCGGATAAATTAAGATGAATTCGCTACAAATTGAAGCCTGTAACATCACAGGAGAACTATCTACCGTAAAAGTTTTGGAAGAAAAAACAGACACCCTGAAGGAAAGAGACATGAACGCGGAACTTGTACAATTATCGGAGGCAAATCAGAGAGAAACATGTATTACCACGGATGGCGGGAAAATTATGGTAAAAAAACGTCCATGGTGGGAAAAAAGATGGCGCAGAAAATATTGCGCCATAACCCTTGGAAGATTGCGTCCCGGTGTTAATAGACATGGGGCGTCACATTGCATTGTATTGAGATGTGGCCATTCTTTTTACAGGAATGCGTTCAATGAATGGATTATAAATTGTGAGGGTGAACATGTTACATGTCCATGTTGCCGCATATACATCCCGTTGATCGATTTTATTTGGTAATCAGCTGTAATTTTATACTGATGTATAAAATTACTAAATATTTTGGCGAATTCAATTACTTAGCCACTCGTCGGGGCCTCGGCTTTGAATCCTCAGAGGCTGCCTTTGGTTTTGCCACAACCTCTGGTTTTGGGTCTGGTTTCACCCTTGGCTTGGGCTTCGCCCTTGACTTTGGGGCATTTTCTCGCGATGGATCAGACTCAACTACGGAATCGGAACTGGTTGCTCGGCGTTCCTTTTCCTGATCATACCGCTCTTTATCCTTTGACGCAGCCGTGACGTATTTGGCAATCGCCGCCTTGTCATCCTTAATTTTGTTCCACAGAACACCAAGTTCAATGGTAATTTCTTTGGATGAGAGGCTCGGATTCTTATCCTTAACCTTTTGGCGCATATCTTGACAGAAAAATAGATAGGATGATTTTCCGCGTTTGGGTAGATTTTGTGAATTACTTTTGCGTTTGCGGCCAAGTGCATCGAATAGTTTCGTGTATGAATTTTGGACTTCATTTGCTGACCATGCAGAGAGGGCATCTTTTGCGTGAGATTTGAGAAAAGCGCTCACAAATTCGCTTGCATTATGAACTACGTCTGTTGATTTCGTCATTTTATACATCGCGCGCGTTTCTTTAGACGCGTTTTAGGAAAAAATGACACAGTTTGTCTGCAAATTCGCCCTGAAATAATAATAAATATGATGTTTAAAAATACTTTTTAGCCTTATAAAATACACCTGAACAATGTTGAATTGTGAAATAGGTATTATGGCTAAAATGAAGCAAAATGGAGCGTTTTTGCGTCTGGGTGATGTAACGGACGCAAAAATGAAGACCGACAAAATTCTATACAACATACACTCTCACCTATATTTTCTGCATATTTCAAACGTGACGATGAAAAATGGTGAGTGTGTTAGTATGACCAATGAGGATAATCTTTCAGAAATACGGAAAAAATTCTCCCTCAGTGTTTCTATTTCTTTCAATGACAAGGGAACTATTTTTGATGGAACATTTGACATAGAGTGGGTCAAACTATATGATATCACATGTATGCAGCCTGTGTTTGATGAGGAAATTTCAAACCTAAAAACTCTTGACCGATGCAAAAGTGTCGATGAAAAATGTGTCATCATATTGCTGCCGTATGATAGCGCAATCAAGAGGGGAACGCTTGTCGAGAGCTGTGCCCAGATATGCGAGAAATACAAACCACTGTTTTTGTGTATTGACGACGACAACATTGGAAGTCTGTATAAAAACTACCTCATCGCACGCGGGTTTGAAGACAAACATGTCGACATCATTCCACACAGCGAGTCGGTCCTTGATGATATTTTGTCCACACTTAGCACTGTTGATTGTCTGTTTTCCGAATACAGTGCAATATATATGGCAATTGACTGTGAATACATTTGTGGTCTGACAATTTTCCTAAGAAAATTTCGCGAACGAAACAGGACGCGAAAATTGCGATATGTGTGCAACTCAAGTTGGATGGGTTTCGCGCACTCTCAATAAAATTTTCACTTAATAAATCAATATAGAATAAATAAATGACAACCGAAAAACAAACACCGCGTGATATACTCAGGGAACTTTTTGACATTGACACTGAACACATACGCAAAAAATTAAGAAAAGTTGTGGAATCCAACAGTGACAAATTACACACAGGAGATTTGAAAATTCTCAGAAATGTTCTGTCATTTAAGGATGATAAAAACATAAGGCAATTTGTTAGGACATATGTCAAATTTGACAGGGAAACACTTAGGAGTGTAATTGACAAATTTGTTGGAATTGAGGCTGTTGAGATTAATATGGACGAATCCCTTGTTACATCTATGGCAAACCTGATAGGATTTGAACAGCCTCTTTCCGGACGTGTGAAATACATCGCTGCAGAAGCACTCTCTGCGGCACTGAGTGACGTGGCTCCTCATGTGTCTGATTACGCACAACCTAAAACAGCCTTCATACACAAGGCTGTTCAATCATTTGCTGATGATTCTACCACAAATGGCGAATTTTTAACAAAGGTGTCCCTTGTGATTTCCACCATGTATCCCATGTGTGATTTTCCCTCGACGACATTTGCGAAGCGTTTAGGGTTAATGTTCTACCTACCTGAAATGTTGCGTAATGTTTCACACAAGGAAGCAATTCCTGAAATTTTCCTTGATCCGAGCATACCAGAGGCACACATACCGTTATTTGAAGAGGCATATGTCTTGCGTGCAGAAAAAATCGCGTTAATCCTATTGAACAGGGCAAATAACGCAAAAACTCCTCTCAATTTGCGTGTGGACCCAAAGATGATTTCAGAGAAAATTTGTACCAGTTTGGACAAAACCGTGAGAGAAAATTTGGACGATGATGTGATGTTTTTTGAGGACATTTTTGGACAGGTGGTTGTATTTTCTGTCTCAGAATTGCGTAGGCAATTTATGTTGGGTAATTTCCAAAATCCTTACACTCGTGAAGATTTTGACAAGGATTTTATTCAATCGTTCAGCAAGGCATACAGGATTCCTCTGAAAATTGACATGGCATCATTGGTGAGAAATTTTATGGATGTGATTCGGGATGACATAGAAAAAAGAATCGAATGTTCAGGGGAAGATGATCCACACAAACGCAAAATATGTGTTGATAATGTTGAGGAAGGCCATGAAAGAAGAAAACTATCAAAATATGCTGTGACAAAATTTTCCACCTCTCACAAATTAATGTCTGATGTAGAAGGCGATGAGGATGGGAAAGAGGAGGGAGAAGGGAGTGAGGAGAGTGGAGAGAGTGAGGAGAGTGAGGAGAGTGAGGAGAGTGAGGAGAGTGAGGAGAGTGGAGAGAGTGAGGAGAGTGAGGGGAGTGAGGAGGGTGAAGAGGGTGATGATGGAGAAGAGAAAGACGGAAGTCCCTCTTCATACAAAACAGCCAAGGAGGGAAGCCCGTCATCATATAAATCGGCAAAAGACGGAAGTCCCTCTTCATACAAAACAGCCAAGGAGGAAAGCCCGTCATCATATAAATCGGCAAAAGACGGAAGTCCCTCTTCATACAAAACAGCCAAGGAGGAAAGCCCGTCATCATATAAAACAGCAGAGGGAGAAAATGAACCAGCAATTGACACATGTTACCTCTGTGGGGATCCCCTGACGTTTGATGTCAAACTTAGGACTGTGGTTTTGGACAAAGACGGAACGTGGAAAGAAATCGCGTTCTGTTCCTACGCCTGTATGAATAGAGAGAAAAAGGCATTCGAATGATTTAAAGTTCCTCAACAAATACTAAAATGACTCTTAACAACCTTCTAAAATTTAACACATCAGATTTGCGCGACATGGCCGATGAACTTGACCTAAAAACGACCGGAAAAAAATCAGAGGATCTTGCCAACGAAATATCAGTCCATCTCGATTGTTTTGAGGCATACCGTGCCTCAAAGTCAAAATACAAAATTTGTGGAAAACTTGGCGAAACGGGAAAAGAGGGCACCACGTATCTTGTGAAAATGAGAAATGGGACAGAATATGCGATGAAATGTTTTCGCAACAGAAAATCTCTCAACACTCTTCAACGTGAGGCCATACTGCAATCACAGGCGGCAAAATATGATGTATCACCGTCTGTTATAGACGTGGATTACGCCTCCCGTTCGATCATAATGGAAAAAATGGATTGCCATCTTTATGACAAAATACAAAAACAGAGGGGGGAACTGACATCCACTCAACAGAGGGATATTTTGCGTATATTTAGGGGACTTGATGAGGCTGGTGTGTTTCAGGGTGACAGTAACATTCTAAACTACATGTATAGGGACAAAAAATTGTACATTATCGACTTTGGTATGGCAAGAGAAATCACCCTTCAACTCAAGGCAAAACTAAAGACAGAGACACCAAATATGGATTTAATGCTTTTAGCCTTTGTCGTTAAGCTGAGGGAAATGAAATGCTCCTCGTCGTCATACAAACACCTTGTTTTGCACATTTCTAAAGAGAACAGGGAAAAATATGGAATTGACGGTTAAATTATACCAATAGTATAATTTAACGATGTGGGATAAATTGTTCTGTTAAACAGAACAATTTGTTTAACTCTTTGGTGAAAAAAGATTGAATCTGCTTCTTTAATTCACACCAAAAAGGTATGAATTGCATCAAATATA